ACCTCGGCCTCACCGTGAAGCCGAAGGACTACCGCCCGGGCCCCGTCACCGAGGAACTGCCGCCGGTACCCGCCGAGGCCATCCGCAGCTCGCAGCACGCGCTCATCCGCCAGAAGGTCAAGCTCCGCATCGGGGAACTCGGGCTGCAGACAAGCCGCGTGGCGGCATCCGCAGGCGTCAACGCCAACTGCCTCTCATCCTTCCTCGGAGGGAAGCGGGGGCTGAACATCCGCCACATCGAGGCGCTGTTCTCGGCGCTGGACCTCGCACTGGTCGACAAGGAGGGCTTCACCTTCGGAGGCACGGAGAAAAATCCTTACACCGTGGAGGGTGGCGGGGAATGACCCACGAAAGTGGACAAGTTTGACAGTCCACTATATGCTGGGGCCTGCTGAGGTGGATTTTCAGCCTCGTGCGCACGGGCGCGCCGCCAGTCCCCTGTTAAATTAAACCGACAAGAGAATGGCAGCTGGAGAGGTGAAGATAAAACTGTTCAGGAAGCAGGCGATAGCATGGAAGTACCTGTCGGCCTCCGACACCACCGTCAATGAGGTGCTCTATGGCGGAGGTGCCCGTGGAGGGAAGACGTGGTTCGGCTGTCTGTGGATGATACTCCGGCGAATCCAGCTGCCGGGAAGCGTGGGTCTCGTCTGCCGTGAGCAGTCGGTGACGATGAAGAAGACCACGCTGATAACGTTCTTTGAAATACTGTCGAAGCTGGGGCTGTCGGACCTGGTGCAGTACAATGCCACGACGATGATAGCGGAGTTCAAGAACGGCTCCAAGATATTCTTCGTCGACCTGCAGTACCGCCCGTCCGACCCGGAGTACGACCGTCTCGGCTCACTGGGCATCACCGACCTGTTCATCGACGAGGCACAGCAGGTGAGCGAGAAGGCCGTGAGCGTCCTCAAGGGACGTTTCTCCGTGCTCACGGGAGTCCACGAGGACGGGACGCCGTGGCGCACCATCCCGAAGGCGCTGTATACCTGCAACCCGCGCCGCAACTGGATATACAACGACTTCGTCAAGCCCGCCAAGGAGGGCAAGCTGCCGCCGACGCGCAAGTTCGTCAAGTCGCTGCCTACTGACAACCCGCACCTCGATCCTGCCTACATCGACAACCTGCTGAGGGCCGACAAGATCACTGTCCAGCGCCTGTACTTCGGTAACTTCGAGTACGACGACGACCCGGCGACGCTCTGCGACTACGACGCCATCAACGACCTGTTCACCAACGACCACGTCCAGCCCGTAGGCGCCAACAGCTGTGCCGCCGACATCGCGGGCAAGGGCCACGACCGCTTCGTGGCGGGCTCATGGAAGGGCAACGTCTGCACCATCGCCATAGACATGCTCTACTCTCCCGGTGCGGAGGTGGAGAAGCAGCTCAAGGCGCTCATGATCCGTGACGGCATAGGCAGGAGCCTGACCATCGTCGACGCCGACGGCATCGGTTCGTTCCTCGAGTCGTACCTCAACGGCATCAAGGAGTTCCACGCCAACGCCAGGCCCTTCGACCCCAGATACGCCAACCTCAAGGCGGAATGCGCCTTCAAGCTGGCAGACCTTATAAACCGCCGTGCCATCAAGATCATATGCACCCCAGAGCAGAGGGAGCGCATCACAGACGAGCTGGGAGCCCTCAAGCAGGCCTACGTCGACAAGGACACGGTGAAGTTCGACATCATCCGCAAGGAGACCATGAAGGTCATCCTCGGACACTCGCCCGACTACCTTGACATGCTCATCATGTCGATGTTCTTCAGACTGCAGAGGACCGCCGCCACTGGCATGGTCGTCAAGACGAAAGTAAACGCACCAACGGAATGAAATGGTTCAGACATAGACAAGACAGGAAAGGGAGGCATCTGACCTTCCGTGACTACCTCGCCATCTTCGCCACAGCGTCGGAGGGGACGAGGAAGGAACAGTACGAGGCAATGGTGAACCTGCCCCGTCCGCTGTCCGTCTGCGGTTGTGACGTGCCGAAGGACCTGAACCTCATCACCTACGGGCAGCTCGACGACCTCCATGACACGCCCCACGGCGCGGAGGCCATCGTCAACTGCTGCACCGTGATCCTCGGTGTCGACGAGGAGTGCGTGATGCTGGAGAGGGCCGACAGGGTGCTGTGGTTCGCCTCCTTCTGCAACAGGGAGGTGGAGCGCATCAACAAGCTGTTCTCCGCCATCCGCACGGACTACGAGCCGGAGGAGCGTATGGCAGGCATAGACAAGCTGAGGTTCGGCTCCTTCGGCGTGCTCGACTGGTATGCCAGGCGCATGGGGATCACCGACCAGAACGAGGTGCGGGGCGTGCCGTGGGTGCGCATCTACCAGTGCATGAAGAACGACAACGAGCAGGGCAGGTACGAGAAGCGCCTGCGCGAAGTATATAAACGTAAGAACCAAATAAGGAAGAAATGAAACTGGACAACAGAGACCCAAGGAAGAGGAAGGTCGCCGCATCCGTAGCGGCGGACTCCAAGGAGCAGCTGGGGACGGTGGAGGGCAAGGTGCGTTCCATCGTGGAGCCGCTCGGCATAAACTATGCGTATAACGACTGGACGAGGGTGAACATGGACTTCGACCATCTGGAGTACCCCGCCATAGTGTTCATACAGCCCGTGTCCGGCAACCTGAAAGTGGCCAACGAGCAGATACGCGACCAGCCGGACTGCCAGTTCGCCTTCCTCGACAGGACGGCGCACGACGACAACGCTGTCAGCGAGGACTGCGTCATCGAGCGCATGAAGCGCCTGTGTTACCATTTCATCAAGGCGTTCAACGCCTCAAGGCTCTTCGACCCGCTGCCGGAGGATATCCGCTACCAGAGCGTCGTCGACCGCCTCGACCAGGGTGTGAGCGGCATCATCATATCCCCCCGCATCAAGGAGAGGAAAGGGGTCATGCTGTGTGACATAAACGTTCCGAGAAATGGCTGACGCAAGGACACTGCTGCTGGCGGAGCTCAACCGCCTCAAGACGGCCATCGAGGAGAAAATAGCGTCCTCCGGGGCCAAGGCCTCCGGGTCTGCCGCACAGTCGCTCAAGGTGACGGTCAGCGGCAACGAGGGGACGCTGTGGGGAGCCTCCCATATCCGCCAGATGGAGCACGGGCGTGGACCTGGGCCTGTGCCTGCTGGGTTCCACGGCATCATCGAGCAGTGGATCCGCGACAAGGGCATCAACGCGGAAGGCTATGCGCCGAAGGGACGGGACGCCTCCAAGATGACCTCCGACCAGAAGGTGAGGTCGCTTGCCGGAGCCATCGCCTACACGATCATGAGGGAGGGGACGGCGCTCTACCGCAGCGGCACCCCGCGTGACATCTACACCGAGGCGCTGAACGAGTCTCTGGACAGGCTGTCGGCGGACGTCGGCATCTACTTCGCAGACCAGATACAGACAATTAACGACAAATACAGTAAGGAATGAGAACGACAAGTACCACCATCGGGCAGATGACATATCCGGACGAGATATGCTTCGCCTTCAACCCAACCTACGTGAAGATCACTTCCTGCCAGCTCGCCAGCGTGATGCTCCGTATCACGTCGACGGGCGACGGCGCCACCTACACCCTCAACTACGCGGTGTTCAACCACATGCTGACGGCGAACATCGCACGTATCATCCAGCTCTTCTTCGATCCCTACAACATCGTCGACAAGCGGTGCCTGGACGTGTACGTCGAGGTCATCAATCCGACGACGAGCTCCCCGGTCCAGGGCTTCCATACGACGGCCATCTGGGGGAACATCGCCCCCGGGGAGACCTTCAACGGCCCGAAGACCCTCCGATGGTTCGACAACTGGCCGCAGAAGGTCAGCGTGTTCACCGGCGGCACCATACAGGACCTGGTGATAACGGACGACCTGCTCATGGCGGTGTCGCCGTTCGACTACACCTTCGACTTCACGTTCCGGCAGGGTGTCGTGGGCAGCATCAACTTCGTGCACGACAAGAGCAAGGACGGGCTGTTCCTCCGCTGGATAGACCGTCACGGCATGCTCCAGTACTGGCTCTTCGACAAGGGCGTGAGGGAGGTGAAGAACAACCGTGGCGGCAGCGAGCTGACGATGAACTACGCAGACCG